AACCTGACACGCAGAGAGCGCATTGCGCTTTGGTTTATCATCCTCGCCTTGGATACTGTCGGCGCATACCGATTTAAGCACGAGTGGAAAGAGCTTAGTGAAGACTTGAGAAAGGAGCTTCGTGATGGATGACCGTAAATTCACACCACCAACAGAGTTTCCCGCTGAGTATGTGGATGGCAGGGGAAACAGAGCGGTTATCTTGGGGAGGTCTCACCATGAAGTTTATCCGCTAATCGGCTTCACACATGATGGCAACGTAGAGAGTTGGACAGAGGATGGCACCACCATCCCCGAGCGGCCGCATCCGCAGCAAGACCTCCACGACATGCCCAAGCGCATCACAACGTGGCACAATGTTTACGATGGTTGGATAAGCCCACCACATTCTCGCCGAGGTGACACAGACCTTGGTAGAAACCCTCGGGACCGTCTCTGCGTCTACCGCATCTTAAGAAACGAAGACGGCAGCAACCCTGAGATATTTGTGGAGGAGGCGTGATGACTGACGGAGACACACGCACACTGCAAGAGGTCACGGCGGAGCTTGAGCAGGCAGAGGCACGCATTGCCGAGCTGGAGGCCAAGCTGGCGAAGGCGGTGCTGTCCGTTAAACGTCTCTCTACATCTGAGTGCTTTGGCTCTAGTGAGGTCTGGGGGCTATCCCTACCAGATAGTCCTTTGGGCCGAGAGATATTGGCCCGCATGGATTACGCCAACACCACCCTCGCAGAACTGAAAGGAGAGACATGTGAAGATATGCACCGTTGACCTAGAGACCTACTGGTCGGTCACACACTCACTGAGCAAAATGTCACCCATCGCATACTGTATGCACCCCGACACAGAGATTATCTCTTGTGCGTTCAAGTTCGATGATGGCCCCACCGAGGTTATCTTTGGTGAGGCGGACGTTATTGCGTACGCAAATAAGGTGGACTGGTCCCAGTACTGGGTCGTCGGGCACAACCTGTCCGGCTTCGACGCTATGATCCTGTCATGGCGCATGGGTATCAAACCCAAGCTGTGGGGCTGCACCCTCGCTATGGCGCGGCCGATCCACGCTAAAGACGTAGGCGGTTCTCTCGCCAAACTCGTCGAGCACTACCAGCTGGGGCACAAGGACCAGTCGGTTCTCATGCAGACCAAGGGGCGCAACCTGTGCGACTTTACTGAGCAAGAGATTGCTGACATGAAACGGTACAACGCCGACGACGTGGATCAGTGCTACGCACTGCTGCGACGACTCATCAAGCAGACACGCCGCGACGAGGTCAAGCTGATCGACATGACGATCCGTATGTTGGTTGAGCCACAGTTCGAGTCCAACGCCGCCCTACTGGAGAAGACCCTGTTCGAAGAAGGCGAGCGCAAGAAAGCCATGCTGGTGGAAGCGTCCAAGATTTTAGAAGTTTACGACGCGCTAGAAAGTGCTGACACGAATGCAGATGCCGCCTTGAAGCTGCTGTCGTCGGCTGCTAAGTTCGCAGCGTTCCTGCGATCCCTTGATGTGCCTGTTCCAACAAAAGTTTCGCCCCGTACTGGTAAAGAAATTCCAGCACTGGCTAAGACTGATGAGGACTTCATCGCGTTGCAGGGACACGACAACCCCGTCGTCGCCACTGCTGCTGCTGCTCGCCTCGAGGCGAAGTCGACGATCTTGCAGACACGCATCCAAGCGTTCCTCGATGCCGCTGAAGCACACCCGCAGTCGAAGGTTCCGATCCCTCTGAAGTATTACGGCGCGGACACCACAGGTCGCTGGTCCGGCTGGGGCTATAACCCTCAGAACTTGCCACGTGTGAACCCGTACAACCCTCGCCCATCCGATGCACTGCGTAAGTCGCTCGTCGCACCGCCGGGGCATAAAGTCGTCGTCGCCGACCTATCGGGAATCGAACTTCGCGTGAATCACTTCTTGTGGAAAGTCCCTGCCAGTGTGGAGATGTATCAAAATGACCCTGAAAAAGCTGACCTGTACAAAGACTTCGCCAGTAAACTCTACGACGTTCCGTTCGATGACGTCACCAAAGAACAACGCCAAGTCGGTAAGGTTGCCCACCTTGGGTTGGGTTTCGGAGCGGGTTGGAAGACCTTTATGACCGTTGCCAAGCTCATGGGCGGCGTCGACATCACCGAGGACGAGAGCCAAGACATCGTCAACCGCTGGCGCGATGCGTACTACGAGATCACTTCAGGATGGCGCACGTGCCACGCCGCACTGCCAACGATCCTGCGTGGTGCAACAGGTAAAGCTGTCGACCCGTGGGGTATGATTACGCCAGTCCCCGAAGGTCTCAAAACCCCTAAAGGTCTGATACGCTACCCAGCCTTGCGCACTGAGCGGAACGACGACAACCGCATGGAGTTTGTCTACGGCCACGGCCGCAATAAGGCGCGAATCTATGCGGGGAAGATCGACGAGAACATCGTCCAACACCTCGCCCGCTGCGTCATCGCCGACAACGCGTTAACTGTACAAAAGATTACAGGATTAAATCCCGCGCTCATGGTTCACGACGAACTGGTTTACGTGGTTCCCGACGACGAGGCAGAAGAAACCCTAGCGACAGTGCAGCAGGTCATGCGAACACCGCCAGAGTGGTGGCCAGAGCTAGTCACTTGGAGTGAAGGCGACATCGCTGACACTTATGGAGACGCTAAATGAGACTAAGTGAGACGCCTTGACACTTAAACTAATTGTGTACATATAGGGTCGTTTCATGTTATATACGTGTAAACACATTTAACGAGGAGTATGGTATGGAACTTGGAAACGAAACACGTAGAACAGTATCGCTGTTCTGGGGAACGCCGGAGGTGTCCCTTACTTATCAGTCGGCGACATGGCACTGAACACAAGCGTTAACGCCCCGAATTACATAGCAGCTAGCCGAGAGCGGTTGCTAAAAGACCCTGACAAAATTTGCGAACGTCTGAATGTGGTAGATAAACATATGAAAAGTTACGACCAACAGTATCAGACCATGGCCCTGCCGGCGGGATTCGAGTTCCTGCAACCGCTAGCCACCGCATACGCACGAGATTTAGGAGGATTTCTAGCGTTCATACTTGAGTTGCGAGACAGCTTCGACCGCAGAAGTCGACATTTCGTAGACATACAAAAATTATACAGGCGCGTTAACGGTAGGTACGTGCAGCAGTCACGGCGAGAGCGGATGGCAAGAGCCACTGAGAAAGCCGAAGCACTGTTTGGCCCAGTACCATACCCAAAACGTATCCAGTGGATGACGGACATGGAACACGAATGGGCGAGACGACGCCTCGAGTTCCTGAAAGTCGTGCGCAAAAGGTCGGGTGAGCAGCACCTGTCAACAGAAGACCGTGCCGAGGCTCTGCTAGAGTTCTGGGACATGATAGATACTGAAATTTACGACGGGAGGTTGCCCAAGTGGAACTGAAAAATGCGTGGAGTTATTCCGCGCTTACTGCCTTCGAGACTTGCCCACGCCGCTTTCAACTAACGAGAGTGACTAAGCAGGTTCGCGAACCCCAGACGGAGGCAACGATTTGGGGCAACAAGGTTCACAAAGCGTTAGAGGACTTTGCCAAAAGCGGCAAACCTCTTTCGCCGGACCTAAAGAAGTACGAGAAGTACGTCAAAAAGATACAGTCGTACGAGGGTAAACGTGTTGTCGAAGAACGCGTCGCCCTCGACCGTAACTTCAGACCGACGACGTGGATGGCCAAGGACGTGTGGGTTCGCGGCATCATCGACATCGGTGTCGTCGGCTCAGAGAAAGCGTACCTACTCGACTGGAAGACGGGCAAACGCCGCCCTGACTCCAACCAACTCAAGCTCTTCGCCGCACTGGCGTTCGCCATGTACCCGTGGATCGACAAAGTTGTGACGGGGTTCATCTGGTTAAAGTCTGGTGAGTTTGACAAAGAAGTGTTCACGCGTGACCAACTGCCGCACCTATGGAACGAATTTCTGCCAAGGCTATCGCGCGTAGCCATCGCGTATGACCAAGATAAGTGGACCCCCAAGCCATCGGGGCTCTGTAAGAATTGGTGCCCAGTGGGCCGCCAGCACTGTGAATTTTGCGGAGTGTAAGATGCTTAGAAAAATGCAACTCGACGACCTAATGACCCTGACAAACAACGAGCTTCTCGAGGCCGCTGTTAAAGAAAAGCAGTTAACATCTATCGAGTTGGAGTTACTCCATCGTTTGGAAAGCTACGTCGCTCTGTACGGCGACTACCTAGAGGAGCAAGTCCACTAATGGCTATGACCCCCGAAGGTAAAGTGAAGAAAAAGGTTAAAGAGTACCTCCAGTCCATTGGGGCTTGGTACTACATGCCCGTCACCAACGGCATGGGTCGTGTTGGGTGCCCAGACATACTGGTCTGCTACAAAGGTCTGTTCATGGCCTTCGAGACTAAGGCACCCGGTAAGATCAAGAATGTCACGGCTAACCAAGAGCGTGAGATAAATGAGATTATAAGTGCTTACGGGTTAGCACTTGTTGTCGACGACGTTGAACAAGTGAAGGAGGCTATTGAATGCCATCTAACGAGACGAAAGCCCCGGGTAAGATCAAGAACGTGACTGCTAACCAAGAGCGTGAGATAAACGACATCATAAGTGCTTACGGGTTAGCACTTGTCGTCGACGACGTTGAACAAGTGAAGGAGGCCATCAATGCCAAAGTCATCCAAGCAGGAGTTAGCCACTAAGGCTGCTTACAACAAAAAGCCCAGCGTCCAGAAGAAACGCGTGGCGAACAACAAAGCGCGCCGCGAAGCCATCAAGGAAGGCCGCGTCAAGAAAGGCGACGGCAAGCACATCGACCACAAGGTGCCGCTCGACGCTGGCGGCAGCACGAAGAAATCCAACACTCGTGTAGTGAGCGCCGCCACGAACAAAGGGTGGCGCGGTAAGAAACCCGGGATGTACACAAAAGGAGGGAAGTAATGAGTAACCAAGACGAGCGAGTTTGGGCATACCTGTTGAAGCATAGAGCAACAGCCGACGCCAAAGACATCGCACTAAACTGTGACATCACCGAGCAAGAGGCCATCGGCTACTTGGATCGCATATCGTCTGAAAACTGGCGACAAGAAGTGGTAACGCGTAACCATAATATCGGCGAGAGCGACTACGCCAAACACAAGATACAGCCATGGGACATCTGGTTAGAGTACAACCTCAACCCGTGGGACGCCGACATCATCAAGCGCGTATTGCGCAACAAGCCGGGTCAGCGCCGTCTCGACTACGAGAAGATCAAACACATCTGCGACGAGCGCATCAGACAAATAGACGAAGGACTTGACGATGTTAGTATGGAAAGAAAAGCAAGCTCTGCTGCTTAAAAGCCGGACGCCGGAACGCATTACCAACGTCATCCCAACGGCTAAGACATTCACAGTTAAAGGTATCCCCTACGTGGCGGTGCCCCACAAACTGGCCGAGACCAAGGTACTGAAGAACTTAGGCTACGAGCCCCCTGCCCCGATACGCGAGTATTACGACTGGCCGGGTCGGTTCAAGCCGTTCGATGCGCAGCGTGAAGCTGCTGCGTTCCTGTCGATGTACAGCCGCGCGTTCAACCTGTCAGAGCTTGGTACGGGTAAATCACTGGCGTCACTCTGGGCGTACGACTACCTGCGTGGTATCGGTAAGGTGCACAAAGCGCTGATCGTGTCTCCGCTCTCCACACTGGAGCGCACATGGGCCGACGAGGTGTTCCAACACTTCCCGCACCTCGAGACTGCGGTACTCCACGGCTCACGCGACAAGCGTATCAAGCTGCTGAACACGGACGTGGACGTCTACATCATTAACCACGACGGGTTGCAGATCATCGAACCGTACCTCAAAGAGCGTCCTGACATCGACATCATCATTATCGACGAGATCGCACAGGCTGCGCGCAACGCAGGGACGGACCGATGGAAGGCAATCAACAAAGTTGTGAACCGCCAAGGCATCCCTCGCTACTGCTGGGGTATGACGGGTACGCCGACGCCTAACGCACCGACCGACGCGTGGGCACAGTGCAGACTTATCAACCCAGAGAGCGTCCCGCCGTACTTCAACCGCTTTAAGGGACAAGTCATGCGTCAGTTGTCTCAGTTCTCGTGGGTTCCCAAGTCCGACGCCACCGACATCGTCAACAAAGTCATGCAACCGTCGGTACGGTTCACTCGAGATGAGTGCGTCGACCTGCCCCCGCTGATGTATGAGACCCGCCAAGTGGCGCTCACCAAGGAACAGCAAAAAGCCTACAAAGAGATGGTGGCTAAGATGCGTACCGAGGCCGAGCAAGGAGAGATCACGGCGGTCAACGAGGCGGTCAAGATGGGCAAGCTCGTGCAGATCGCTTGTGGGGTTGTGTACTCCAACGACAAGCAGGAAGTGACGATACCATCCACGCCGCGGATCGAAGAGACCCGCGAGATCGTGCGTCAAGCCGAGGGCAAGGTCATCGTGTTCGTACCCTACGTTAGTTCGGTACGCATGGTCGCTGAAGAACTGCGTAAAGACTTCACAGTTGAAGTGATCCACGGCGGGGTGAAGAAAGACGAGCGCGACCGTATCTTTGGCGCGTTCCAAAAGGGTAAAGACCTCAAGGTTCTGGTGGCTCAACCCGCTGCCATGTCCCACGGCCTCACCCTGACGGCTGCATCTACCATCGTTTGGTACTCATGTGTGACGTCGAACGAAGTCTTCGAGCAAGCCAACGGGCGGATCAACCGCCCCGGTCAGAAGATGAACAACTTCATCATTATGCTCGAGGGGACACCCGTCGAAAAGCGCATCTACAAACGGCTGCAATCCAAACAGAAGATGCAGGGTGCGCTGCTTGACGAAATCAAGGCGAATCGTGACGCCGTGATGGCTTGACAGCCGATCTTATATGAACTAATCTGTTTACACGTGAACACACTTAGAGGTAACTGACACCATGAACTTACTCAAACCTGAACAGGTTTCGGAAAAGCTGGGCATCACCAAAGCGGCTTTACCGGCCCTGCGGCGGCGCGAAGCTAGTTTCCCCCAACCAATAAGAGTCTCACAGAAGGTTCTACGTTGGGACGAAGCAGACATTGACCAATGGCTTAACTCAAGACGGGAGAACGAAGATGGCGACAATCGCAGAACTGGATGACCTATCCTTATTAAAAATCTTTATCGGACTGCGCGAGCGACGGGCACAGCGTAAGGCTGCGTACACCGACGACGACGCTGGTGATAAGGGCAAACAAGACAAGATCGAAGTAGAGTTCCTTAAACGCTTCCAAGAACGAGGGATCGACAACGTCGCTGCGCGCGACGTGGGAACTGCTTACAGGTCAACACGTGCATCCGCCACCGTGGCGGACTGGGACTCGTTCCTAGATCACGTGAAGGAAAACGACGCTTGGGAGATGTTAGAGCGCCGTGTAAACAAGACTGCCGTGGAGCAGTTTAAGTCCGTCGAAGGTGATCTCCCACCCGGCGTCAACTGGTCGGAAACGCAAGTCGTAAACTTCCGCCGCAAATAACCTAGAGGTAAATACTATGGCTAACGATATGGTCGCTTTTGCGGCATCAAAACTGCCCGCTCACCTAGCGGGAAAAGTAAAAACTGACAACGTCTTCGCTAACGCGGTCTCCGCTGGCGGGTTCCCTGTCATTTCTATCAAGGGTAAGGTCTTTCACATCCAACGTGGTGACGAGAAAATCCTTGTAACTAAGGGTGAAGAAGGCGAACCAGCGGCCTCGCTTGAAGCGGTCATCGTCGCGGTGAACCCCAACAAGTCCAAAGTCTACTACGACCACGGGTACGAAGAGGGTTCTGTCGCGAAGCCTACTTGCTACTCCAACGACGGACTGGCTCCTGCGTCAGACGCGGAAAACCCACAAGCTAAGAGCTGTGCTGCTTGCCCTCACAACCAGTGGGGCTCACGTATCACAGACAACGGCGGCAAGGGTAAAGCCTGCGGCGACTCCATGCGTCTAGCGATTGCGCCACCTGACCAACTCAACGACCCGATGCTTATCCGTGTACCAGCTGCGTCACTCAAGACCCTTGGCCAGTATGGTGCACAGCTCGCGAAACGCGGGGTAGAACCTCACCACGTGGTGACTAAGATCGGGTTTGACTACAACGTGGCGCACCCAGCCCTGACATTTAAGGCCATGCGTTTCGTAGAGGCCGAAGAACTGGCTCAGATCGAGGCTGTCTTGCTGGAGGAAGAGGAAACGATCAGCCAGATCACAGGCACGACAAACCCCGTAACGCCAGAGGTAGAGCACAAAGCTGCCGAGGCTGCGCCAGCGCCTAAACCTGCTCCAGACCCTGCTCCCGCCCCTGCTCCCGCCCCTGCTCCTACACCTGAACCCAAGGCAGAAGCTGCTCCTGAGCCAGCGAAACCGGCTGCGAAGGTTGACGACTACGACAGTATCGACGAGGCGTTGGACAATCTCGACTTCGACGATTGATCTAGCACCCTCGCGTGGCGGGGCTTCGGCTCCGCCACTAATCTGTTAACCCGTCAGCATATAGGTAGGCACATGGGTACACTAGACTTCCTGAAGCTCGTGCTTCCATTCCAAGGCCGAGCCGTATTAGGGCTTGCGCAACCTCGCAGCGATGGCGGTGTTTGGTTTAAGTGGAAAGATTACAACACCAAGGAAGAAGCGGCTAGCGCCGCTCTTTATTTCGACGGCCGCGGCGAGACAGTTTATTTCGGCGTTAACTCGTTCGGCGACTGGTACGACGAAGAGGTCGTTAAGAACGGTGAGACGACCACTAAGCGCCGCATCCGCACACAAGAGAACGTCGTGGCTTGCCGCGCACTGTTCGATGACTTCGACGTAGACGTTAAGAAGGCAGACGCATCGGACACGAAGGAAGAGGCGTTTGAGAACGTCGTTGCACTGGCCAAGGCACTACGCCTCACACCCACAATCGTAAATTCCGGTGGCGGCTACCACAGCTACATCCACCTCGACGAAGACATCACACCCGCAGTCTGGGAAGAATTGTCCGCTATGAAGCGCGACATCACTCTGCACCTGAACATCAAGGCCGACCGGTCCGTAGACGGCGACGTCTCCCGCATCCTGCGCCCTATCGGTATGCACAACCGCAAGTTCGATCCCCCACGTGAAGTAACACTGCTCAAACAGGGCAAGACTTACACAGTGGATAAAGTCAGAGACGTCCTGACAACGTACATTCGTGAGAACAATGTTGCCCCAGCGCCCGTGGCCCGTAAGAAAAGCGACATGGCCAACCCGTTCGCCGCAGCGGTGGGCGACTACCCTGAGAGCTTCGCAGAAGAGATCGCTACCAAGTGTGCAGCAATCCGTACGTTCAAAGAGAGCGGTGGTAACATCGCAGAGCCCCACTGGTGGGCTAGCATCGGTGTGCTGAAATACTGCGAAGATGGTCAAGAAAAGATACACGAGTGGAGCAGCGGCTACGATGGGT